GCCGCTGCTGGCGTAGATGCCGCGCTTGTCAGCCCACACTAGGACCTCGTTGGCCCGCACCTTGGCGGAAGGAACCAGGCACCCGACAGTCTGGCTAACGCGGGTGAGGCGCCAGCCGCTGACCGTGGCCCCGACATTGGGCTCGTACAGCCACGCCTCCGAGGCAGTCCATATCATCAGGCTGCCGCCCACCTCTCCGACTGCCGTGATGGTCTGGTCGCAGGGCACCGGCAGCACGTTGGAGCCGATGACGGCGTTGGGCTTGCCGATGTCGCTGAAGTAGATGTCCCGCCCGTTGGCGATGGCGAGGCGGTTGTCGATAACGGCAGCGTCTACCGGCGCCGGGTACGAGGCAGAATCGAGGTAGGCGTAGCGTGCGGCAAACTGCCCGTCCTCCGGGCTGACCCGCACGACCTTGCTGCTCTCGCCGTAGACCAGTCCGTAGCTGGACCGGCGAACGTAGTCGATCTGCTGCTGGCGGGTGGTGTCGAAGTCTGCCGGCTGGTACGCCCAAAGCCCCATCTGCAAGTTGCCGAAGAACAACGTGTCTTGGTACTCCGTAAAGAAGACGTTGCTGCTGTCCCCTTCGCTGCTGATCCAACTCTCGAAGCCGTCGTTGTAGTTCGTGTTGTACTGCGGGCGCCAATACTCCATCTGGAGGACATCACCGTCGTTCTCGCTGGTGTGAACGTGGAGGGCTTCCTCCCAGCGGCGGTCGGTCGTAACGTCGTAGATGCTGACGAAGTAGCGGTTCGCCCAGGTGCCGCTCTGCCCCTCGGTGTTGCCCGAGAAGACGAAGCCGGTGAAGACGCTAACAATCTGAGTGTGCCCGAAGTCGCTGCGGATAGCCCGAGAACCCATGTGCCGTATGTACTGCTTGGTCGTGGTGTCGAGGCCGGGCGTACTGAGGGTAGAGTCGAACTGTGCTACCTGACCGAAGCCGGCGCGCACTTCCCAAGAGCCCTTGCGGGAAAAGCAGTTCTGGACATACGCGCCCTTCGACGGCGAGTCGTTCTGCATCCCGCTGGGCAGGACTTCAACTTCTGACTCAGGGTTACGCACCGCATCTCCTACTGAACAATCATGACGGTCTGGGCAGCGTCGTCGTCGCGTCCGTTCGACAAGAACATCCGCAGTTCGTGCATCCGGTGGTCAAGGAGAGACTGAATCGCAGGATTCATACTGTTGTCAGCAGCAGCGTAGTGCCGCCAAGCCAACTGAGCGATGACATCGTGCCAGTTCGTGAAGTCGTCTACGAAGGAGTTGGCTACGGACCAATCAACCTGCGACTCGGGCTCCCAATAGATTCGCAGAGGGATGCTCCCCAGCGTCAGGCTGAATTGCAGCGTGGCCCCAATCAGAGCGTACTCTGCCTCTGTGAAGGCCCCGGTGCTGTAGATGCCATAGCCCACGACAGGCGTGATGCCGTCGATGCGAGTCGTGCCCCGGAGAATCTGAATCACATCCCCGTCGCTGTTCAGCAGGGCGATCTGCACGATCTTTTTGAGGCGGGCGCCCTCGGTCAGTCCAGCGTCGGCCCCGAGCAGGACAACCGCATTGGCGCCGTCCAGAGCGTAGGTGTTGCTGTTGACAACCGTAATGTCCGTCGAGCGCACGAAGGCCAGGGGGTCGCAGGCAGAGATGAAGTCCCGAAACTCCTCATACGCCTGATTCAACAGGATTTGCTCCTGCGCGGGAGACATGAAGGTGTTGTCGTCCTCGCCTGTGTAGAAGCGGAACAGAGCTGTCACCTCGGAGACAATCATTCTAGCCCCCTGCCGAGCCGGTCTGACCGGGTTTGCCCCGCATGACCTCGTAGTTCTGGCGTGCCGTCGAGATACGGTTGCCGATGTCCTGCGTCCGCATCGTCTCTCCCGTCATCTGCCCCTGGGCGGCGGGCGAGTTCGCAGACATGATGGACTGCATCGCCTCCTGCGGCTTCGGGAACGTGCGCGGGAAGACCTTGGCCTGCGAAGCCTCCGCAAACTGGTCCGGTGTCGCACCCATCGGCAAGGTCGCTGCCACATAGACATCCCTGATGTACTGCATACGGCGCACAGTCTCCAAGTACAGCACGAAGTCGTCGTCGGAACCCGTCACCTCCAGGCGCTGCTTGGCCTTGATGGCGGCGTCGTAGTAGTCCTGGCTCTCGATGAACTCCCCGAAGACCTCCTTGATGACCTTGACGTTATGCTCGGGCAGAATCTCAATCTGCTCGCCCATCTTGCACCAGTCCAACATATTCTGGGCCAGCGCAAGATCGTTCATGTTCTGCATCGCATCGCGGTCGTCGAGGTGCAGATCCAACTTGGCGATGATCGTTTCGGGATTCGGAATCAAGTCGCGCTCGTGCAGGGCCAGCAGCCGTTCCTCGCGTGCCCGCATGTTGGAGCGGAACATGCTACCCGGCTCGATGTAGACCTCGGGTGCGTCCAGCAAATCAGCCCCAGCGAGGCTATTGTAGACGACACGTCCTGTCGCCGAGTCCATCATGTTGACGACCCGTTCCTCGGTCATGAACTCACGCCAGTAGGCGAGGACCACCTTCGCGGTGTCCACCATCGCCTGCTCCATGCTCTGCATGGTCTGGGCGAACTGTCCGAAGTCGCGTTCCTGCAACTGCTCCATCGCCACACCGGAGGTGACGCCGCTCTGACGCTTGCCCATCGTTGTGCTGTGAATGCCGGCTACGTCCATCATCTCGGCGAGCGTGCGCCCGATAATCTCGAACAGGTGCGGCGGAATTGCAGGAGCAGACACCCGCTCAGGCTTCCCGCCCGCCCTGTCGTTGTAGTGGACGACTGCGCCGGCAGCATTGGTGATGTGACTCTTGTTCACATTGCTACTGAACGGGATGAGCCAGATCGGATTGCTGGTGGCGTCTGCTACATCCAGCGCGAAGTTCTTGTAGCGATTGTACTGACGCTGAAGGTCAATCAGCGGGTACAACTGCCCCATGCCATAGATGGCGTTGGGGATGACCGTGTATCGGATCGGCCGCAGCGGAATCAGATTGCCGGGATACTCGCCCTTCCAGAGCCACTTGTCCCCGGCCATAATGCCGTGCTTACCGTCCTTCCAGTACACCTCCCACACGTCCAGGCGGTCGCGGGGCACCTTACGCTTGCTGTCCTCGGGGACGTAGTTACTCGCCCCCTTAAGGAACTCCTCGTGGTCTGGATACGCCTCGATGAGATCGTCGCGGTGGTAGATGTGCCGACAGGCCCACCACTTCGCTTCCTCCCACGAGGTCGCCTTGGGCTCAAACAGGAGGTCATACGGGTTGATGACCTCGGTGCGAACCTGCTGGCCAGCGGCGTCCCAATAGGTGTGCAGAGCGGCGTTGCCGCAAGACACCAGCCACCGGGAAATCTGGCCCCAACTGTCTTCCATCCGGTTGACGCGCCACCAAGCCTGTACGGCCTGACGGCAGGCGAGGGCCTTCCGAATGTTGTCGTAGCTGGGCGCAATCGGCGCGACCGTCAGACCTGGGAACAGCGTCTCCAAAATCTGCATCGAGGTGCGGTAGATGCCCAGCAGTTGATTCGTTACGGTCGTGTTCTGGCCGGGTTTCTGCTGCGCCGTGATGAGCGAGCGAGTTTCCGAGTTCCAGTACACGTTCTGGTCGCCGGACAGGAAGCGCAGGCTCATGTCCCACACAAGCACTTCAAACTTCCGGTCGGCTCTGGCGAGGTCGATCTGGCCCCGCATGTTCTGGGGGAAGCCGTCGTCGTCTTTGACGGGCGGTTCGGACATCGATCCGTAGTCAGGCATCTTCGTCCTCCCCGGTGAACATGGAGGCTACGCCTGGGATCTGACCGACAACGGCTCTCTTGGCGGATTCCTCATCGTCAGAGGCGATGCTCCCCACCATCTGGCCGCCAAACGTGCCGATCTTCTCACCAACCGCAGAGCCAACCGGACCCCACCATGAGCCGATAATGGCACCAAGCGGACCCGTGACGGATGCGATGTCTTCACCGAGACCCTGATGGGGCTTTTGAGGGAGGTCTGCCGTCTGGCCCATGGCGCGACGTGCAGCCAGCCGATGCGCCTCGCTGAAGGTCGAGCCGCCTGCCATACAGACCCCCTAACCCGCTACGAAGGCGGGCCGGCTGGAGCGCGGTCGTCGAGGTGATCGACTGTCTCAGCCACGGCATGTACATCCGCAGCGCCCATCGGTGTGATGGCGTCTCCCTCGATTTCCGACTCAATCTCGTACTCAACCTGCTTCACAGCCTGGAGCAGACCGTGGCACAGGTTGATATTGGCGCGGAGTCCCCACTCAGGGAGTCGGAATACCCAGCGCCACCAACCGCGCTTCATGCGCTACCCCTCGTCTTGCAGACGCTTGAGAAGGGTGGCCTTGCTACCGCCTACCTTGAGGCCCTTGGAGCGAAGCCTGGCGCGCAGTTCCTTGAAGGAGAGCTTGGAGTAGTCAACCCCCCCGACGGGTTTCGTCTTGGGGACGGG